TAAGGAGGATTGTTGGACGGACTATGTGCAGCCCAACAATTTCTTTATCGACAACAATATGCGCGACTTCCGAGGCTGGGATGTGTCAATGCTTGGCGAGGTACACGACGTGACATTCGGACAGCTGTGTGAGCAGTTTGCCGAGTCGCCGAAGGACTACGAGCGGCTGAAACAGATATACTCGTCAGCCTCACGAGGAGACGTGATAGCCAGCTATGCCGAGCAGTTTGGCCACAGCAGGCTGTCAAGCTATGACTTCCTGCTCACGAGCGACCCGTCACTCTGTAGAGTCATTGAGGTGTGGAGCAAGGAACAGAAACGCCGCTACCGAGTGCATGACTATCTGAACGGAGACATCTTCAAGATAGACCCCGAGGACTACGACGAGATGGTTGCGCAGGTGAACGCCGAGCGACTGAGCAAAGGACAGATGGCAGGCATGGCGCCCGAAGAGATACCGCTACTGGAGGCAACATGGTTCATAGATGATTATTGGTACTTCCGCTACTTGTCACCATTTGGCGATGTACTGAAGGAGGGAGAGACACCATACGAGCATGGCAGCCACCCCTACGTGTTCAAGGCATATCCATTCATCGACGGCGAGATACATTCATTCGTTGCAGACGTGATAGACCAGCAGCGTTATACCAACCGACTCATCACACTGTACGACTGGGTAATCAGAGCCACAGCCAAGGGCGTACTCCTCGTACCAAAGGATTGTATCCCCGACGGCGTATCGCCGGAGACCTTCTGCGAACAGTGGTCAGAGGTGAACGGAGTGATTATCTACGAGCCGAGCGAGAGCGGCAAGGTACCGACACAGGTGTCAGCCAACTCAGTGAACATCGGCATCGGAGACCTTCTGAACATGCAGCTGAAATTCTTCGAGGACATTTCGGGAGTCAACGGAGCACTCCAGGGCAAGCCCGGTTACAGCGGCATGTCGGCTTCGCTCTACAACCAGCAGACGCAGAACTCTACGACATCACTCCTCGACATCCTCGAGGCATTCTCTTACTTCGTGAAGGATGCAGCATACAAGGATGTGAAGAACATGCAGCAGTTCTACGACGACAAGCGAGTGTTCAACATAGCAGGCAAGAACGCGCAGATTGTCTACGACCCACAGAAGATACGCGATGTGGAGTTCGACCTGAGTATCGTGGAGAGCACAAGTACTCCATCATACAGAGCAGCAGCCAACGACGTACTGATGCAGCTGTTCAACAGCAAGGCAATCAGCATTGAGCAGTTGCTCGAACATGGTGACTTCCCATTTGCCGACGACTTGTTGCAGAGCATCAAGAGTCAGAAGGAGCAGCTCGAGCAGGGTCAGACGCCCGACGGCATCTCACCGCAGCTACAGCAGCAGGTGGCAGCGCAGAGCAACCCGAGAGCAATGCAGATGCTCTCCCAGTATGCAGGAGCGCCACAGCAGGCAGCATAAGACGAAGGGAGCGGAAATGCTTAACAGCACTCCGCTCCCTTTCTTTCTGTCCGTCCTACCGTTTCTGTTTCGGTCGAGGGCGTTCGATTGTGTTGGCCTTTGGCTTCTGAGAGCCATTCATGATATTAACTAAGGCAATAGAATCGCCTGAGAGTGTTCTGACACCATCAATATTACCGTACCTTCCCATCCTTCTTTTGCATAGCTTTAGAGAGTTTCTTGTCGGCTTTCTTCTTCGCCACTACCCACTGGAAATACTGTCTCTTCTTCTCCTCGCGTATAGGGAGTGTCATGAAGTCCGAACCATCGGGATTAGGAGTAGCATAGAAGCACTCGAGACTGACAGTGTACATATCAGCATTACGATTGACAAGACCCTTCTTCTTCAAGAGTCGGAATCCGGCTCTATCCATCACGACGAGCTTGCAGCCCTTCTGATAAGAGGGTAAGACATAGAAACGTTTGCCACTCTCGGCGTGCGCCTTATCAGCCATCTGCACCGCACTACGCAGGCGCAGGGAATAATACAATTTACTAAGAATGTTCATAACCTTATATATTAAAAAGTTGCTTCTGATATTGCTTTCTTTCTCTTCACAGCCTTATGCGTGTCGACAATGGTCGGCAGCGGCATCTCGTTGAAGCAGACATGCAGACCAATGGCACGAGTCATAAGAAGGTCGTCATGCTTTCCGATGATAGCGCCATAGGCTCCATTCTGCTTGCGCTCGTAGCAGACATACTCATCGACGCAGCGCACATCCCTCTCGACATACATAGCCTCACGGATAACCTTAACGAGGTTACTGATAATCATTGGCTTGGTGGCTACGTTGGTGTGGAAGCCATACTTGGTAGGCTCACCCTTGCGAATCTCGTCCTCGGACTGCTTGCGAGTGTAGAGATGCTTGTAGACACGGCGTATCTGATTGAGGATATATTGAGATTGGTCGCCATCGACTTGTCGCTCCTTGTCGTGCGTCTCGAGGGTGTTACTCTCGATAACGAGCAGGGAGTTGTCATAGTAGGCCGCAATCTGCGCGGCTTTCCATGCCAGAAGGTCGATGTCGATATGTCCGTACCACTGAGCCACCACAACAGGCTTGTCTCCGTCGATCATGAAGAGACGGTCGAAGACAACGATAACGGACCAGTCCGCCTTGTTGCTTCGTCCACCGACATCGACGACGGTGAGATAGCGGTTGCTGACGTGGCTATCCTTGTCAATCTCGGGCTTGTTCCATATCCACAGCAGACCTTGCTTGTCTTCATGGAAGCGGAGGTCGGTAAGGGCGCTGGCACCGCTGTCTGCCTTGGCATAGACATCGCCAATGACCTTTGGCGGCTTGCACGTCTTGCGCATCTTGCGTACCTGCTCGGCATCGAATACTCGGTCGCCGGAGTTGACAAACGCCTCGACATCGTCGGAAGGATATTCGGATGCCATCTGTCCGTGGTCGGTGTATTTCTTTCGTTCCTGGATATACCAGTTGATAGCCTCGAGCGTTGCGCCCAGCTCCCACAGATACCACAGATAGGTGCCCGGCTCCTCACGAGTGCTGTTGACATTGCGGTTGTTACGATTCTCATAGAGCCATGTGGCAAACTTCTCCTTATCGTCAATAGGCTCGGAGTATTGATCGATGTCGAACCAAGAGATGAAGAGTGCCTTGAACTGAGACCTGCCCTCCTTGGCATCGTCGTACTCCTTCTGGAAGAAGTTGCCCGTTCCGTTGGCCGTGGACTCATAGACAATCATTGTGTATGGTTTGAGCAAGATACCGGAGCAGGCAGAGCGGACAATGTCCTCGGGCTTCTTACCTTCGGTAGTCTTCCACAGACCGACCTCAGAGAGGTGGACGAGGTTGTAATCACCACCACGGCAAGAGTCAGGACGTTCGGCAGTGCCAATCTTGATCTTGCAGTTGCGCTGCGGCACACGATGGATGGAACCCGACTTACCGACACCCACAAGTTTGGTCTCGTTCTCGTCGTACGCCTCGCCCAGCTTGTGCAACATGCGCACAGGGTACTTCTTAATCATGCGGTCAAACATATCCTTGATTTCGTCGGAGCCAGCGCCCTGATGAGCGATGATAAGAGAGTTGAGGCCGACGCAGTGGACGAGCTGTAGCCATGCCATGTAGAGCTGAGAAGTGGTTGAGCCTCCCCACTGACGAGCCTTCAAGAGGACAAGTCGGATAGGCTCGTTGGCCATGCGCAGCTTCTCGAGCACCTCGGCGAACTTACGTTGAGGACGAGTCAGACGAAAGAGCACATCATCACCACCGCCCTTATTCTTGATGTAGACGAGCGAGGCAGCCCAGAAGGGAAAGTCGTAGCGGTCGCGAATCTTCACGAACTGCTCAATGACCTTCAGACGGTCGGCATCATGGTTCTCCGGTTGAGAGCCTATCTCCTTCAGGAACTTCTTGATGGAGCCGCACGCAATAATCTGTTTGACAAGAGGCACCTTCATCATACGTTTCGGGAGCCATTGCACCTTCAACGGGAAGTCGGGAATGGTGACGAGTTCTCGCTCGCCGATTGAACCTTCTCCGGTGATAGGGTTGAACTTCCTATGAATGTCAGCCAGACGGCGTTCATTCTCCGCTAATATGTCTCTTATCTCCTTCTTCATCTCTCGAAAGGTCTATTAAGCACGGCAACGATAATACCCACGACGAAGCAGTAGAGATGCACCGTCACCGATGTAGCCGGCAGCACCAAGCCGACAAGGATGTTTATCCATATCGTAAGCTGATAGAGCGACTTGTCGGGAACCTCGAACGAGACGACCCCCGAGAGATAGAACAGCACGCCCGAGAGCCCGACAATAGGTTTGTCGGCTATGGGGAATAGCGATGCTAACAATCCGATGGGGACCGATACCGCCACAAGATATGCCGCACAGAGACGGCGCAGCGATATACGACCGAGGAAGACGAACGACAGCAGCACATACAGGTTGATGGCCAGATGCAGAAGATTGGCGTGGAAGAATGGGTACAGCAATCTCGCTGTCAGTCCGCAGCCGGAGCGCAGACCGACATCACTCAACTCACACGGTGCGCATAGGCACACAAGAAGGAGCGTCAGAGCGAGGCATAGAGATATAACCTTTTCAACTTCTCTTTTATCCATTTCTTTCGAGTTCTTATAATCAGCATCTTGGCAGATGCGGCAGCCATGTAGAACTTTGGTGCAGGTTGCTGGACGACAATAGCACACAGCTCAGTAATACCGAGTGTAGGATTGCTCTTTTTCAGCTCCATCACACGGCGGCAAATCTCAGTGAACATCTCATTTTTGAGCTTGTTTCGGCAAGGATGCCCCTTCAAAAGTTCAGAGACAACGATGGAAGCTCTTTTCTCAGAGACATAGAACCGCGGTGCAGGCATATTGACTACCGTTTGGTAGACAGTCTGCATCTCGATGTGCGAACAATTGGCAATATAGTTGTCATAAGCCTTCATCAAGTCGCGCACACGTTCGTCAGCATATTCCATTTTTGCGCCAAAGTGCTTCATTACTTGGGTATTAGTACGCTTAAAATTACTCATTCGGCGTGGATAAAGATAAACCTCGACGCCGCTAACAGCTATGTATATTTGTGCCAATAGGAATTAACAACTACGTATTATGGCTGAAAGTGAAGCAGTTAAAAGCAAGCGAGACCAAATGCTCGAGCGAATGAAGGGCAAATATCCTGGCAAGGAGTTCGCCGACGACGAGGCATTATACGGTCAGATAAATGATGATTACGACAGTTACGACAAGGAGCTGTCCGGATATAAGGAACGCGAAAACGCATTCTCCGACCTGTTTACCAAGGACAAGAGAAGCGCAGCATTCCTCACCGCATGGCGCAATGGCGGCGACCCGGTTGTCGAGCTGGTGAGAAATTTCGGTCAGGACATTGTGCAGAGTCTGCAAGACCCAGACAAGCAGGATGCACTTGCCGACGCACAGAAGGAATACCTCGACAGGGTATCTAAGTCCGATAAGCTAAACAAGGAGTTTGACCAGAACTTCCCCGAGTCACTCGCCCTTATGGATAAGATTCAGGAGGAGGACGGTGTGCCACCCGAGACGATGGACAAAGCCTTTGAGTTCCTCATGCAGCTCTCTCACGATGCACTCGTGGGTAAGTTCAGCGAGGAGACCATTCGTGCAGCACTCAAATCGGTCAACTACGACACAGACGTTGAGGATGCAGGCGCAGCAGGCGAAGTGAGAGGCCGCAATCAGAAGATTCAGGAGAAGCTCCGCAAGTCACACGCCAGCGACGGCACAGCGACCCTCGACGGCAAGAACGCCGACGGCACTCAGCAGAGACGACAGCCGGACTTCAACTCAGGTGGCAGCATCTGGGAGAGAGGCGGCATGAGCCGAACCAAACGCAACAACTAATTTATTAATTCTAATATTTGAGTAAATGATGATGAAAAGTATCAAGAACCTTGGTAAGATGCTGACGAGCTTAGCACTTACATTGGTGTGCGCACTCATCGGAGCTTCATCCGGAGTGATGATGGCTGACGCTACACCGACCAGCATGCCCGACGGCGGTGTAACATTGTCGGGCGAGAATGGCGATTCCAACAACCCTAATGGTGGTATCGCTACCGAGAGTACAGGCCGTGAGGTGACCGACCCGAACTTCTATCTGAACGATGTCGACAAACGTATCATCAAGATACGCCCAATGTCAACACCTATCGACCAGATTAGCCGTTACGCCAAGTCATCCAACACCGACTCAATGATTGTGAAGTACTACACTGTAGGTACTCGCGAAATCAAGTGTGTAACAAATGCAGAGGTAGCTAAGCAGACAAGCGGTGCATCAGTAGCTCTCCCAGTGTCAGACCCGAACATGTTTACCCTCGATGATACAATTCGTGTGGTAGGTGTGAAGGCAGTCTACAAGGAGAACGGCAGCAAGTACGACGAGTCAACAGAGGTTGTTCCTGACCTCGTGCTCTGTGTATGTGGTAAGGACCCATCAACCAACGTTCCTACCGTGTACGCCGTTAATGGTGAGCTCGACGCATCAACAAAGCAGGCCATCTACGTTCCGGCAATTCCGAAGGGTACAACCCTCATCCGCATGGGTAAGGCCTGCGGTGAGCTCGACGTACAGACAGGTCGTTTCAACAACAACCCGACACCCGAGGAGCAGTACTGTCAGAACTTCATGATCCAGGTAGAGCAGTCTACATTTGACAAGATTGCCGCTAAGGAGGTAGACTGGAAGTTCAGCGACCTCGAGGAGGATGCAGTATACGACATGCGACTCGCAACAGAGAACACCTTCCTCTTCGGTGATAAGAGAAAAATCAAACACCCATCAAAGGACGGTATGCTCACATGGTTCACCGGTGGTATCTGGTACATGGCAGGCAAGGACATCGAGGTTGGCGAGTGGGATGCAGACAAGAAGGTTGCTGTTATCTCTGACGAGAATCTCGTTGACATCGCTAAGGACTTGTTCGTTGGTACAGGCGTAGGCAACAAGCGCAAGGTATTGCTTTGCGGCTCTGACATGCTTGCAGCCTTCTCAAAGATTAAGTCTGAGAAGTTCCGTCTGAAGGACGTTGTCGACGTTTGGGATTTGAAGTTCAAGAGCTGGGACACAGACTTCGGTGAGATTCTGACAATCCATCACGAGCTGTTTGACCTCAACGGCATGTCCGATTGTGGCTTCGCTCTCGATCCAGAGTATCTCCAGAAGAAGACACACATCAGCTGGACACGCAACATCCTCGACTTGAAGACAGCAGGTGTACGCAACACCGAGGCAGCAGTCCTTCAGGAGGTATCATGCTTGTATCTGCGCTACGCTAAGGCTCACGCACGCTTGCGCCTTGCACAGGCTCCGGCAGAGGCAGCAGCTGAGGCATAGTGTAAAAACTGAGAATTAATAAGAAGTATAACCAAGGGTGGGTGGCAAGTAACCACCTGCCCTTTTATTTTTAAATATCATGTCTACAAAAACATACAAATCAGGAGCGTGCCTCCACATCAACGTATATAACGCAGCAAAGAAGGCAAACATCCACGTATCATTCGACCCAATCTCAGGCGGCGGCAGCAGCTATACCACCGATAAAGAGGATATTCAGAAGGCACTCGAGGCACACAGAGGCTTCGGCAAGCTCTTCGCATTGATTAATACAGAGGAGCCGACAGCGGCAAAGACAGAGGGCACAGACGAGACAGCAGCACCCGAGGCTGAGGCAGAGACTCCGACAGTGGAGATCAAGACAGAGATTGAGGTATCTGACTTCGCAGAGGCGAGAGACCTCCTTGCAGACAAGTTCGGCATCAGCCGCACAGCACTCCGCAGCAAGGCAGCGGTAGCTAAGGCAGCCGAGCAATACAACATTGAGTTTATCTATAAATCCGAGTAAGAATGGAGGCAGACAACAAACTCCTTGTAATGCTCATCATCCTTTTCGGCATCTATGTAGAGGTATTGCTGATGATATTCGCAGACCTTTGGAGCGGTGTCAGGAAGGCTAAGCGACGTGGAGAGCTACGTACCTCAACAGGTTACAAGCGCACCATCGACAAGATTGCACGATACTTCAACGCGCTAATAGCGCTGACAATCATTGACGCGATGCAAGCGTCGGCGATATGGTACCTTGATACCTACTATGGTTACGCCATCCCGGTCATACCTATTGTGTCCGTAATCGGAGCGATAGGCATCTCACTCGTTGAGATAAAGAGCATATTCGAGAATGGCAGCGACGACGAGAAGCACCAAGCCGAAGAGGCGGCGAAGCTCGGCATCGAGATTGCCAAGAACATAAAGAACCCGGAGGAGATTGGCAATGCCGTTCTGAAATACCTTAAACTTACGGAGGAAGAAAACCATGAAAGCAAGTGATAAGCTATTATCAGTGATCAGGACATTCGAGGGCTTGAACCTCTCGGCATACAAGTGTCCGGCAGGAGTATGGACGATTGGCTATGGCCATACCAAGGGCGTGAAGCCCGGGCAGATGGTGACGATAGCACGTGCAGAAGAGCTCTTGGAGGAGGACTTGAAGGTCAACGAGAAATACGTTGACTCCCTCGGGCTGAAACTAACACAAGGACAATTCGACGCACTTGTGGACTTCTCATTCAACCTCGGCAGCGGCAAGCTGGCGGCTTCTACCCTACTGAAGAAGATACGCAAGGGCGCAGATGCCGAGTCGATTCAGAGCGAATTTAAGAAATGGGTGTACTCGGGCAGCAAGGTAATGCCAGGCCTCGTACGCCGCAGAGAGTGGGAAGCATACAGATGGACCGCAGAAGACTAATTATTCTCTTGTTCATAGTAATACTGTTCGTATCGTGCCGGAGCGTGAAGTACGTTCCGGTCGAGCGAACGGTTACAAGGACAGAGACCACGGTAGATACGATTGTGGAGTACAAGATTGTGCAGAGCCGCGACAGCGTGGCGACACAAGACACAGCCTCGTATCTTGCCAACGATTACTGCTACTCATGGGCAGTGATAAGAGACGGAGTGCTGCATCACTCCCTCGTGACGTTCCCGAAGGTGATACTCATCGACGTGCCTAAGACGGTGATAGAGACGACAGTCAGTGAGCCTAAGATAGTCACCGTGGAGCGAGAGAAGACATTCTGGGAGAAAGCAGAGCTGACAATGCTGAGACTATGGTTCGTGCTCTCCCTTATAGCGATGGGCGGCTACGCTGCTTATCGACTGATAAAACGATACAAGAATAAGGAGTAACAATGTTAGAGAAAGTAAAGGCAGGACGAATATTGCGTGACGTGCGTGTTGCAATCGACATGAATTGCAAATCATCACCACTCACCGAGCTGGGAGACACAGACGCTCTCGGCGTGGACGACATTATAGCATCGAAGATTGTGGACGGCATAACAGCCGTGGAGCGCAAGGCGCCACTATGGATGCTCGATGCTACAAAGAGCGTGGACGACGCAACGATAACATGGAACAGCATAAGACCATGGGGCTCTATATCCCTTCCGGAAGACTTCCTCCGACTTGTGAAGTTCAGAATGAGCGACTGGGATGCGGAGGTGACAGACCCCATCGACAGAAACTCACCTCTATATATACAGCAGAAATCGAAGTATGTGTGCGGCAATCCAGAGAGACCGGTGTGCGCCATCGTGCGCGACTCGACAGGCCATCGACTGGAGTTCTACAGCTGCAACGACAATACGGCGACAGTCAGCGAGGCACTTTACAGACCTATACCGACTATTGACACAGAGGGAGGAGTGTATATCTCTACCCTTTGTTACAGGGCTGTAATCTACTACATAGCTGGGCTGGCACTCTCCACCGTGAGCGATACGGAGAACGCCAAGACAATGTTTGAACTTTCTGATACAATACTACTAAGCAAGTAACCAGATGAGCGACGAGAACGAAGAACTTGAATACCCTTCTGCAACATTCGAGGAGCCGGAGGAGGAGTACGACACATCCAGGCTAACGGATGATGGCGACGATGGCTCTGTGTCGTATGATGAGGTGGAGGATGATACAATCGACACCACGGGCAGCGACGACAGCGTACAGCAATTCCGCTCCAAGATAGACGACATCTACGAGTATATGGAGAAGTGGGACGACTATCTCGACCTGAAGGGCGATGTAGTTGCCAACTACGTGGAGGGCGACCAAGAGATTGAGCGCAGTCAGACAGTGGGCGGTAATCAAGTGGTGCGTGGCTCACAGCTCGTAGAACATGACCTCTTTGTCAAGGGTCATGTAATAGCAGGTGACATCTACGGAATAGACAAGCAGATAGATGAACAGATAGACGACAAGCTGGAGAACACCGTGGTGCCCAAGGCCAAGCACGCCGAGGAGGCAGACACGGCAGCAACAGCAGGCTATGCAGACGTGGCAGGCTATGCCACCTATGCAACAGGCATCGCCGACGGCAGCGACTATACAGATACTCTTATGGCTGCCATGAAGAGACTCTTTCTCAGCCGACTCGACGATGATACTGCCAACGGCCTTATCACCTTTATCGAAGGTCTTATCGCCAAGAAGGTAATCAAGGCTGAGGAGGGATTGCAGATTGGAGCCAACTACGTGGACGGCATGACGGGCGTGGGCGGATTCATAGACAAGTATGGCAACGCCGTGCTGGAGTCGGCAACCATCCGCAGAGAGCTGATTGTGCCCTACCTTGTGTATAACAGAACGGAGATTACCGTGGGTAACGACTGGGCAGCACCGGGCGGCGGCGTGATCGAGAGCGTGGAGCCCGATTTGGACGAGAATGGCAACACCCTGACTACAGGAGTGGCTACTCTGAAACTGGAGGATGGAGAGCCCGGAGCGATAGCCGTGGACGACATCTGCCAAGGTATTTGGCATAACATAAGCGGCGGTAACTCCACCGTCGACTCGGACGACTCGCGAGGCAACTTCACCTTCGCTGGCTTCTCTACTGTCTACTTCCGTGTGACAGAGATTCTCGACGAGACCAACAACAGCAAGTTCCGCTATGCGCTGCGTCCGGTGAGTGAGCGATGGAAGAGCCAACACCATCCGGCGGAGAGCATGACATTCGTCTGCTATGCCAACCCAAGCGACAAGACCCGACAGACAAGCCGCTACTCAACCAGGACCTATATGCGCTTCCTCTCGGGCTGTACGACATGGGAGTTCTCACAGAACAACATCATGGCACAGTTCGGCGACCTTACGAACCTGAAGGTGTACGGGCTCGACATGACGGGTTACTCAGCCTTCCTTAACAATCTGTACGTGAGCGGCACGATTCAGCAGGTGAACGTAGAGCCGCTGCGGCTGGTGCTGGAGACGGACGGAGATAACTTCCTGACCTACGGAGAGACGCTGCACGTGACATGCAAGGCGTACAGAGGATGGACGGAGGTGACGGACAAAGTCACCACATGGAAGGTGGAAAGGGACACTGCCGACGCGGCGGCGGACAGCTCATGGGCGCTGCGCGACAAGGTGAAGAACTTCAAGGGGGAGATTGACCTGACGCTCGACATCGACCCGACAGTGAACGACCTCGGAGAGAATGAGAACACGCTGAGCACTATGTTCACCTTCACCGCAACGGTGGAGACGGACGAGAACGGCAATACGGAGGAGATTGAAACGACAATGATAATATAGAAGATATATGATAACAAGTAAGACGAAACGAATAAGGCGAGACTACGCGCCGCTGACGGTGGCGTGCATAGTGCGCTGTCTGACTCCGGCATCGCCCATCGGGCAGGTGTACAACGACACGCTGGCGCAATATGAGCCTAACAGAAGTCTCTCGCCTACTACCATCTTTCCGGACGTGAGAGCCGGGGCGAAGGATGGCAGCTGGAAGCAGGAGCAGGTGAACGACTTGCTGACATCAATGGTGTGGCGAGTGGACGGTGTGGACATCACGACGCTCTCGGAGTGGAGCGGTCTGTATGAGATTACCACGGAGGGCGAGAACAAGGGAGCCATCACCATCAAGCGCAACGTGGAGACAACGAAGCGCTACGCCCTGACATTCAGCGCTCAGTTCGCCGACACCCGACTGGGCATCAACATGTCGGTAAGGAGTGAGCCAATAATACTAAGTACCACCGTAAAGGGCGGCGATGAGTATCAGCTGGAGATAGACGGAGAGAACGATATGAAGTATGACGTGACGCGCGACATGCTGGAGCTGAGGGAGTATCAGATAGCTCACGGCATCACTCCCGACTACACGGAGGCGGAGGCGATTGCTACACGTGAGAGCTACGTCAGAGAGTTCGCCATCACCGCTAAGCGAGGCACGACAGCCATCACGAGCGGCTATACTCTGAAACTCTTTCAGATAGCGGCGGACGGTACGGAGACGCAGCGCACGGCAGCGGACGGCACGGAGATTACATCCTTCTCGGCTACGGCGATAAAGTTCGACCTGCGCATGGTGAAGAAGGCGGACTATGTGCTGAGGATGTATGTAGACGACCGCATGGTGGCGAAGCTGCAAATGTCCGTCGACAGACTCTACCCATCGGTCTACTGCTCTCCATCGAACGGCACATCAATCCTCGAGGGTGACACGGTGCGCTATGACAAGGCGATGGTGAATGTTGAGGGACGGGTGCTGAAGAACCCGGCATACTGTGTAGCTATTCAGTGGAAGGTGAAGTCCTACTCCATCGATGAGGTGGCGTTCAACGAGGGAGAGACGACATGCTTCGAGCTCAGCAAGACGGGCATAGGAGACACGGAGGAGACCAACTGGCTCGATGTGTACGTGGAGTACGGACTGAAGGAGGAGTACAGCGTGGCGACTGACGAGAGCGGCAATACCCTCGTGGATGAGAATGGAAATGTTTTAATAATGAGATAGAAAAATGAGGTACGTAACAGCAGACAGAGACAAGGCTTACAAGGCTCACATCTCGCTTATAGGGCATCTCTCAAAGGGTGACGAGGTGCTGCTGAACGAGAAGGAGGTAACGGTATGCAGCGTGCTCGAGGGTACGCTGGAGGAGCGTGCGGCACAGCTCGGCGGCGAGGTGCTGGAGTATATTGATGCAATGTCTTTGATAAATGAAGGAGGGTGGCAATAATGGCACAGTTATCAGCGCAGAATAGTTTGACTATTCACAGACTCCGCAACGGAGATAGTTTGTATATGTCGTTCAACGTGGACGGTATGCTCTACCAGGGCGTGGACACAACGAGCGGTAAGATTACACCGGACTGGACGGTGGCGGAGAATCAGCCGACCATCACGCCGGTAGTTACGTCAATGCGAGGCAACGGAGTGACCTTGTCGATGTTCTCGTGGAAGTATGTGGGCGTGAGCCTCTCCTTCACGGGAGACTCTTCGGGTAATTGGCGCAAGGACACAACGGGCAAGTTTCAGATGGACCTGACAACGGGAGCGTTGAAAATCATCGGCAACCTTGCGAGTACGACCAATATAGCCAATGATACACTGGAGTTCTCGTGCGTGGCTACGGTGGCCGGCGTGGAGTACAACGTGAGCAAGAGTATTGATGTCGTTATCCAAAACATCGGTGCGACATCTTACATGGGTATCATCACGGCGACAACCACTCAGCTTAGCGAGGAAAACTCGACATCGACCTTGAAGGCGGTGCTGCTGCTCGGTGGCGAGGCGGTGACTACCTACTATGTCCAGTGGTACAAGGACTCGGAGAAGTGGGGAGACAGGACAGCGACAAAGACTAAGGCGGTAACACGTGATGATGTGGATGGCAGCCAGCTCTTCATCGCTGAGTTCTACCTTAACGCATCGGACACTGACCCGGTATATAGGGCAGGCATCAATATCATTGATACGCTGGATGACTACATTGTGAACCTCGCTATCACTTCTACGAATAAGGAGGTTGATACGGACAAGCCTGTAACGGTGAAGGCGACAGTTGTCAACGCACGCAGCAATACAGCCGTGACTCTGAGCAATCCGGTGTGGAGGATGGACGTGATGTACAAGAAAGATTGGAAGAGCATAAAGTCGAGCGCCACGAACACCATCGAGGTAACAACCTCGGAGACCGATTACGGCGGCGAGGAGAACGATGTGGAGGTACTCGCTGAGGTTACTTGGGGATAATAATAACTTTTAAATAGGAAGAAAAAAATGGGTGCAAATTTAGCAACGAAAGCTCTGACGAGTACAATCGTGAAGGGCGATACAATAGTAATTGAGCAGGGAGGAAGCATCAAG